TTGAAACAGTTAAATACAAAACTTAATGGCACTTTTACCAATTAAAATACCTGCTGGATTTTTCCGCAACGCTACTCAGTACCAAGCAAAGAATCGCTGGTTTGATGGCAATCTGGTCAGGTTCTCTGAAGGAAGATTACGACCAATCGGAGGTTGGCAGAGACTTGCAGACACTCAGATTACTAAGAAAGGTGCAATAAAATCATTAACAATTACAACAGCAGGGACAGGGTACTCAAGTGGGACGCTAGGCTTCTCAGGTGGGGGAGGAGCATCTTTCGCAGGGACTTATACTGTAAGCACAGTCGATGGAGTCGCTGGAGTTATAACCGCAGTCGCAATCACAAACACTGGTTCTGGTTACACTTCTGTTCCAACGATCACAATATCCGGTTCGACTTCTGGAACAACAGCAGTCATCACACCAACTTTCTATTCAGGAGTTGATCCTATTCGTGGTTTGCATTCATGGAGACTTGGCACAGGAGCAAGATACTTAGTAATTGGTTCTGTTCAGTCACTACGACTTTGGGATGGGTCACAATCAGCAGGAACTAAAGCCCCAATTTTTGATATTACGCCAGCATCGGTTCCATCGGGTAAAATAAATTTTAAGGATCAAGGAGATTTCTTGATTTCTGGACTTGGCTTTGGTGCATTAGAGTATGGAGGAGACAGGAACCTAGATGGATCGGGAGGAACTGTTTCAGGAGGTGATACTTACGGCACAACCCGATACCCAAGCGAAGACCCCGATGTTACTGATATTGATGCCTTTAGAGACAATTTCGTCCCAATTTGGCAGATGGATAATTTCGGAGATGATCTAGTTGCAGTCAATTCCGGAGAAGGGTCAATATGGTATGTTGATTCGTCTGGACTCTCATTTACCAATGCAACTCAAGTCGCAACTCCAGCAGTTTTACTATCTTCTCTAGGTGGATCAACAGGAGTTCCAGTTGACAATATTGGTGTTTTAGTAACTCCTGAGAGGCACATAATGATATTTGGAGCAGGGGGGAACTCAAGACGAATAGCGTGGGGTCATCAAGAGTCATTGACCGATTTCACTCCTAGTGTTACTAATACAGCAGGAGACATTGACGTACAGACAAAAGGAAAAATAATAGGAGGTTTCAAGACTCGCTATGGAATCCTTCTGTTCTTCACAGATTCAGTCTGGAAGACAAATTATCTCGGCCCTCCTTATGTGTATGGAGTCGAAAGATTGACAGAAGGAGGAGGTTGTCTTGGTCTGAAGTCTGTAGCAGGATCAGCCGATTTTGTGGCATGGATGTCAAGGGGGAGATTCTGGAGTTACACGGGAGGATACATTCAAGAGTTAGCTTGTGATGTTGCAGATTACGTTTTCTCAGATTTAAACACTGACATAGAAGGACTAATTTCTGGAGGTCACAATGCAGAGTTTGGAGAGATCACTTGGTTTTATCCAAAAGAAGGAGATACGTTCTGTACCAGATATGTCACTTATTCATATCGAGAGAAACACTGGACAACAGGACAACTTGAACGATCCGCTTGGGAATCTTCAGACTCACTTGGTTATCCGGTTGCAGGAGGAGTTGACGGATATTTATACAGACATGAGCTAGATCCGGATACTCAGAGTACGCCAATTCTGAGAGAAGCAAATGTAACTGCACCAGCAGACGTTACTGCACTTTCTTCATTACAGTCAAGAGTTATTGCAAGAGGTGTAAATACTGATCTACATCCAAATGTCGCAACGGAAGAACACCTCTGTTATGCAGAATCTGGAGCAATCGAGATCGGGTCTGGAAATAAGATGATGTCTGTTAAATCTATAATCACAGACACGGACGCAGGAGAGTCTGGATTACGCATGAAAGTTACTGTACAAAACACTCCAGATGATTCAAGTCCTGAAGTAAAAGGTGCTTACGACCTGACATCAGACGGATACACTGATACTCGATTCACTGGAAGACAAGCACTTCTCAGAGTCGAATCACCATTCGATCAAGTTTGGCGTTTTGGTGAAATACGTTTTGATGCTTCGGTTTCAGGAGAGAGATGAGCCAAACTCAGAAACCTCTTCCGAATCCTCCAGATGAATACGATAGGACATATATGTTCGATTTAGCATCTCTAGTGATAACAGAAGAAAGTTCGACTGTTAAAGTGGATCGAGACAATATTTTTACAGAAAGTGGAAGTATAATTTTAAAAGACACTGCAACAAATAACTATTATCGACTGAAAGTGACAAGTGGAACTCTTGGAGTCACAATTCTAACAGAAGACTCAAAAGGAAGACCAATAACTTCAGTAAATCCATACGCATAAAGGAACCATGATGAACGCACGACAAGCAGGAAATGTATTAAGAAGTAATGCTCCACAAGGAGAGCATCCAGCATATATTAATAATCAAGAAGCATCTTGGTTAAAAGGAATGGGAGGTTCCGGAAGGAAAACAAAGTCTGGATTGAGGAGTTACAAAACTGGAGAACAGTTTATTGCTGATGGAGATATAGCTGGAGGGCCAAGAGGAGGTGGAATGGGACTTGCTGGACAGGGTGGTTCAACTTCTAGTCCATCACCTTCTGGTAATAGTACCGCTAATCCATCAGCAGGAATGGGGTATGGACATAATGATCCCAGATATGGGGGGGGAAGTAGGCATCAAGGTGATACGATAAATGCATTTGGCCAATCTATATCAAAAGAGGCTCAAGACGCAGAACACGCTAGAGTAGCTGATCTTTCTCAGTATGGCCCCAATGGAGGTTCCGGAGTTTCAAGTCCCGGTGATGGAGTACCTTCAATTCCAAATCCTCTATCTGGTGGAGGAATGGAAACACGAAACAATACAAGTTCTTCAGTTTCAGAGATAGACAAACCATCGCATGAGTTTAGGAAGGACATTTATGACCGGACAACAAAGGTCATGGATACTCCGTATGAGAAATATGGAGGAGATCGTTTTGCAGATGCTTCAGCAGATACTCTTACTGCACAAACTGGAGTCAGAGATATGCAAGGTACTGGTCAAGGAGCATATACAAAAGCTGGTGATACTGCAACAGGAGTTCAAGGTACAAACATTGATCCAATTTCCGGTCAGTCATTCCTGACAGGTAAAGGAGTTGATGAGTATATGTCTCCACACACACAAAATGTAATTGGTGGAATGCAGGACAATGCAATGAGGACAATGCAGATGTCGAGGAACCAGTTGGGTGCAAATGCTCAAATGGCTGGAGCAGGAATGGGTTCACGATCTGCTATTGAAAAAGGTGTCATGGCGGCTGGTGTGCAAAGAGATTTAGGTCAGCAAGTAGCTGGAGCATTGGAAGGTAGTTATGCTCAAGCGGCTGGAATGAAAGGAAAAGATATGGCACGAAAGCAACAAACGGATAGATACAATCAGATGGCAACTGGTGAAGAAGGTCGCTTGAGATTGGCTGGAGCAGAGACAGGAATTAGAGCAACTGATGCAGGACGTAAAGCAGGATACGAAGATGCGAGTATGCTTTCTCAGGTTGGTGCAGACATCGAAGGTCGTGATCAGAATGAAAAAGATTTTGCGTACGATGAACATATCGAGGAGCGTGATTGGGACAAGAACAATGCGATGTTTGGTTCAAACGTACTATCTGGCGCACCAGTTGGAACAACAACAACTCAAAATAATCCTCAGCATCGGAACAAGAAAGTCGATAGGTTCGGTCGTATTATTTCAGGAGCCGCTTCTGGTTGGTTAATGGGTGGTCCCACTGGTGCGGCTATTGGTGGTGGTCTAGGAGCAATAAGCTAAAGGAGAAATTATGTTTACAACGAGAACAGGAAAATATTCACCTGCTTCAGATTATGAGACAGAAGTTGAACACTCTCTAAAAGGTGGAAAAGATAGTTGGTTCCAAAAACTATTAAATGAATTTCCTACTTTACGCTCAGAACGGAATGTAGTTGAAAGACTTGAAAAAGTTCAAAGAGCAAAAGACTTTGCATCAATGTCGGATCGTATAGGACTTGATAGTATTAGTGAGGAGATTAGCGATAAACAATTTAATAAAGGACTCTTAGCATCAGAAGAGAATTTAGATATGTATGATGATTCTCCAGACAAGCAGGATATGTTGGATATTGAAGAGTCTGGAGGGACTATTGGAGGGTATGGAGCAACTGGATGGGATTCTGCTAATCAAGACCCAATCCGTCAAAACGAAAGTGAACTATCTGCACCAGCATCATCTCCAGATTCTGCTCCAATGTCTCCAGCAATGAAAAAATATGCAGTTGGATTGTTAAAGGATTTTTTGACTCCAGCACAAGATGATCCTCCACAACAAGTCAGAGGTGCAGGAATCTCAAGAGGAGGTGGAACTCCGTTTCCATCACTACTAACAAAGAAACCAGAACGTCCAAAATACGTTAATAAAGGATTGATCTAATGGCACAAGGAGACTTAGTAGCAAGACACGAAATCCCACCTGAAGGGATTCCATACAATACTCGCACTCGTAAAGCTACTGACCCAGACCAGCAGGGTCTATTAGAAGATCATAATGAGTCTGAGGAGTACGAAGGGATGAGTCCGTTAGCAATGGGTCTGCTCCAAGCAGGAGCATCTATGATGCGTTCTGGAGGTTGGAGAAATACTCCAATGACTACAGGAGAAGCGATTGGTCACGCGATCCCTGCTGGAATTGGTGGATACTATAATCAAGAAGTGATGAACCAGCAAGGTGAAGCTGAGTTCTATGAACGACAACAAGCGGAACAATTACAAAAGCAACAGGAAGATCAGTTACGGATACAACAAGAACAGGAGCAATTACAGATACAACAAGCCATTGAACAGTTAGACCTTATTCCTACAAGTATTATTCGACCAAGCACAAAAGAATATTTAAAGTTACAGTTACAACAAGGGGGGCAATCTGCACAAGATGCAATGACTAAGATTGTTGAATTGACTTCTGAAAAAAAAGCAGGGAAGGTACAAAAACATCCAGATTTCCCAGACCTTCTAGGTCAGTTTGATAAAGATAATAATTGGAAACCGATTGACGTTCCAGAAAAGGATGTTGCAGGAGTCCCATTAGGAACTTTCCAG